AATTTTGGATCCTAATTCATTCACTAATGTTTATAATGACAGTTTTTTGAAAAAATATTTAACTGCATTAATGAAACGTCAATGGGGACAGAATCTAATTAAATTCAGAGGTGTTAAACTTCCAGGAGGAATTGAACTTAATGGTAGAGAATTATACGAAGACGCTGAAAGAGAATTAGAATCCATAAGACAAAGAATGTCAATGGATTATGAACTTCCACCTTACGATTTTATTGGATAATGGCACTTAACCCATTTTTTCTACAAGGATCTGCAAATGAACAGAGATTGGTTCAAGAACTAATCAATGAACAATTGAGAATTTATGGTGTAGAAATTTATTACATACCCAGAAAGTATGTAAGAAGAGAAACAGTATTGCGAGAAATTACTTCTTCAAAATTCAATGATAATTATGCCATAGAAGCGTATATCAATAATTATGATGGATATAGTGGACAAGGTGATATATTAACAAAATTTGGTATGAACCTAAAGGATGAAGTTAGTTTAATTATTTCAAAAGAAAGATTTGAAGATTTTATTTCTCCATTTTTAGAAAATGATTCAAGCGAAGAAATTACATTATCATCAAGACCTAGAGAAGGTGATTTGATTTATTTTCCATTAGGTCAAAGAATTTTTGAAGTTAAATTTGTAGAGCATGAAGTTAATTTTTATCAACTAGGAAAATTATATGTTTACGAATTGAAGTGTGAATTATTTGAATATGAAGATGAGATTGGTGGTTGGCAAAATGAAAGCACCACTGTCGATGAAATTGATGATGCATTATCCCAGTATGGGTACATGACAGAAATACAGATGTTCTCTCAGGGCGTGAGAGAGACTGCAACAGCTACTCTTACCACTGGTTATGTTAGAAAAATCATTTTAAACAAAGATGGGTATGATTATACACAACAACCAACGGTAGCAATATCATCAGCACCTGTGGGCGGAATAAATGCAACTGCAGTAGCAATAACTACAAGTTTGGGTGGCATTTATTCTATCAAAGAAATACTACTAACAAATACTGGTGCCGGTTACACAACTCCACCAAAAATTACAATCAGTGGAGGAAATGGAGTTGGAGCTGCAGCGACTTGTGAAATTGTTACTGACTTTTACGGAGTTAGGACAATATCAGCATCGGGAATTGGTACAGGTTACACCAAGTCGCCAAATATCACTTTTTCGGCAGTGATAGCACCAGGTGTTGAACCTGGTTATCAATATATTTTACCATCAGCAAAGGCAATAGTGAGTTCTGCGGGAACTATATCTGCAATTTATATTTCCGATGCTGGAAAAGGATTTGTAGATGGACTCATTGGAATTGGCATCACAATAGATCCGCCACCATTGTTAACTGGTATAGGGACATATCAATTTAATGAAGTTGCAATTGGTTCTTCTTCTGGAACTAAAGGTAGAGTTAAATCTTGGGATGCAGATACTAAGGTTCTTAAAATTGGAGTTACTGATGGTTCATTCCAACCTGGCGAAATAATAGTAGGTTCCGCATCATCTGCAATATATTCAATTTATAAATATCAAAAACCAGATAATTATGATAAATATGAGCAAAATGATGAGATAGAACAAGAAGCAGACTTAATTATCGACTTTTCGGAATCTAATCCATTCGGCAATTACTAATGTTAGGAACTTATTATTACCACGAAATTATTAGAAGAACCATTATTTCATTTGGAACTCTTTTTAATCAAATTTACATTAAGCATAAAGATGCAAATGATAATGATTATAGTGAGATAAAGGTTCCACTTGCATATGGACCATCTCAGAAGTTTTTAGCGAGAATTGATCAGCAAGCATCTCTTAATAAACCAGTAGCAATAACTTTACCAAGAATGTCATTTGAAATGACATCTATCCAGTATGATCCAACTAGAAAGGCAAGTATCACACAAGCATTTAAAGCATCGGATGGTTCCAATTTAAAGAAAGTATTTTTACCAGTTCCATATAACATTGGTCTCCAACTAAACATAATGTCGAAGTTAAATGATGATGTGTTGCAGATAGTTGAGCAAATTCTTCCATATTTTCAACCATCTTTTAATATTACTGTTGACTTGGTAGATTCAATAGGAGAAAAAAGAGATATTCCAATTATATTAGATAATGTGTCCTTCACTGATGATTATGAAGGAGATTTTTCGACAAGAAGAATATTAATTTATACATTAAACTTTACAGCAAAGACATACTTATTTGGTCCAATTGCAGATAGCACTGATGGTTTAATTCGTAAAGTTCAAGTGGATTACTACAATGGCACAAATACATCAACAACAAAAAGAGAAATGAGATATACAGTAGAACCTGATCCAATTAATGCTGGACCAGATGACGATTTTGGTTTTAGTGAAACTTTAGAAGTATTTTCTGATAGTAGATCTTATAGCTCACCAAGACAGCAGGATATTTAATCATGTCAAATAGTTATGATAGTTTGGATTCCACATTCAATATAGAGAGTAAAATAGTAGAAGTGGAAGAAGTAAAGGGAGAAATTAATTTATCTCCACTACAATCTGAAGATATTAAAAAAGATTACGAATACACAAGAGCAAATCTCTATTCTCTTATTGAAAAAGGACAAGAAGCGATTAATGGAATAATGGAACTTGCAGGTGAAGGAGGTTCTCCAAGAGCTTATGAAGTTGCAGGTCAACTAATTAAAAGTGTTGGTGACGTTACAGATAAACTTATTGATCTCCAGAAAAAACTCAAAGATGTAGAGGATGAAACAACAAGAACAACAAATAATGTAACTAATAATGCAGTTTTTGTTGGTTCCACATCAGAATTGTCAAAATTGCTAAAACAAGGTTTTCTAAATAATAAAGAAGATTCTTGAAACAAATGAGTTGGTCTGAAAAGTACAAAAGATCAATAGATTGTGATAATCCAAAAGGGTTTTCGCAAAGAGCTCATTGTCAAGGTCGCAAAAAAAGATTGAAAGAACAATTGAAACCATTTAAAACTGTTGAACAAATTGCAAAGAAGCATCGTTTAGATGTTTCTTTTATCAAAAAACAGTTGGAGATGGGTAAACCTATTGAACATGAGCATACAAATAATCATGAACTTGCAAGAGAAATTGCCCTTCAGCACTTAGATGAGATTCCAGATTATTACACTCGCCTGAAAAAAATGGAGAGTGGTGCTAAAAAAGAACATAAAAAATTTAGAGATGTAAAAGAGCATTGTGGGTGTGAAGAAGATGCCGTAGAGGAACTTGAGAATCAATTAAAAGATTTGAAAGACACTTCATATGATTCCATCGATAAATTAATGCGTCGTATTATGAAAAAGCATAGCATGACTGCAAAACAGTTACATAATGCTTTTGTCGATAAAAATGGTAAAACTCCAGATGATTGGATTAAAGATTTAAGGGAGGGAACATTACATCATTGGTTTAAAGGTTCTAAATCAAAAGATGGAAAACCTGGTTGGGTTCAGGCAGATGGATCTCCTTGCGCTAATGAACCTGGTGAAACTAAAACTCCAAAGTGTTTTAGTAGTGCAAGACTTGCTGCACTAAAAAGAAAAGGTGAAAAAGGAGAATCATTAATTAGATCGGCAGTTAATAGAAAAAGAGAACAAGATAAAGGGCAACAAGCAAAGTCTGGTGGAGCAAAACCTACAAATGTTTCAACCTTTGCTAAAGGGAAAGAAGACCCCAATTATGTAAAAGCAGAACCTAAAATCAAAGAATCAATGGAACTAAACGAAGCAAAAAAGGACAAACCCGGAAGAGGTAGCGGTCGAAAAGACGCATGTTACCATAAAGTGAAATCAAGATATGATGTCTGGCCAAGCGCATATGCTTCTGGGGCACTTGTCAAGTGTCGTAAAGTTGGTGCTGATAATTGGGGTACTAAATCGGAGGAAATTAGTATGCAAAGATACTGCCCAAAATGCAAGAAGAATGAGACTAGAGATGAATGTAAGTATGGTCCCAGATTTTGGGATGCTTACTCTACACCTAAAAAAATAGGTGATACTATTGGTCTAACAGCAAACCAATTAAAATTTCATGTGAATAGACCACACCCAGGAAACTTTCCAGAGTCATATGATCACGAATACTCAATGGCTCGTTCAGAAATTTCAACTATAATTTCAGCAGCAAAAAGACTTCGTAAAAAAATGAAGGGTGAAGGTAATATTGAAGCATGGGTACAATCAAAAATTACTAAAGCAGCAGATTACCTTGATAGTGCAGCGGATTACGTTGATAGTGGTGAAATGAAAGCAGAAAATGTAAGCTTTGATGTTACTCACACCTCCGCAGATGTTAGAAAAGCGGAGAGAGCAAAGAAAATTGCAAATCTTGCACAAAGAGGAGTTGGTGACGAAAAAGCAACGGCATCAAGAATGGCAGTTTCTTTACCTTCTATAATGGTCCGAACTGCAGATTCTTATGAACCAATAGGAAACATTATTGACGAGGCAGGTAAAAAGTGCTGGACAGGTTATGAGAAAAAGGGAACACAAAAATTATTTGGTAAGACATATAATCGGTGTGTAAAAGCAGAGGAGTTTTCTAACTGGAGAGCAGATTTTGGTTTGAGTGAAGATTGGCAAAAAGTTAATCGCCAAGATAAAACTGACGGATTAAGTCAAAAAGCAGTTAACGCTTATCGTAGAGAAAACCCAGGTTCAAAACTCCAAACTGCAGTAACTGAAAAAAATCCAGAAGGAAAAAGAGCAAAACGACGTTCTTCGTTTTGCAGTCGTATGAGTGGTATGAAGTCTAAACTTACTTCAGCAAAAACTGCAAGAGATCCAGATAGCAGAATTAACAAAGCACTCCGTCGTTGGAACTGTAACTAAAATGAAATCATTTAAAGAGTTTATTTCAGAAAGTGTAAATATTGCTGGAGATTTTAACGGCAATCTTTATATTAATAGTCAAGAACCCCAAACCCATTCAGTCGGAGAATCTTTTATTGCCGATGTAGTTTGGCAAGGAAGGTTATATCGTATGGAAGTTGAAGGTACATTAATGGATAAAAATGCACTTGCAGAGCAACTTCAGGCAGAATATCCTGGAGCAATTGTTCATAACATTTATCCTACAACATCAAATTCCCTAAAAATTAAAAACGCACAAAGATACAGACCAGAAAGTTTAACTTGGAGTGATTGATTCATGGCTCAGTGGAATAAAAATATTCAAGATTATTTGAATCAAGAGAGAACTCTCTTTGAGGTTTATATGCAGTCCGATAGATATGGAAATATCTATGATCCATTAGGACAAGGATTTTCTGGGGATCTTTTTGGTAGATTAAAAGTATCACAACCACTTACTCTTTTTGATTCTACTCATAGATATGAGCAAGATGGTGATTTTAGTGATGTAATTCTTGGAGCAGGATCAACTGTTGGAATTATCACACACCAAAGCACAGCAACATTAGGAATTGGAACTACTTCAGGTTGTTCCTTTATAAGAGAAAGTAAAAGAGTATTTTCATATCAACCCGGAAAAGCATTACAGGTGCTTCAAACATTTGTAATGGAATCACCAAAAGCAAATCTTACCCAAAGAGTTGGTTATGCCTCATCTACAAATGGTGTAGTTCTAGAACAGGCAACTAATGCTGCTGGAATTACAACAGTATATTGGGTAATGAGGACTGAAAGATCTGGTATTAGTACAGAAATCAGAGTTCCACAATCCCAATGGAATCATGATACTTACAATGGGGTTGGAATAGGAACTACATCTACAAATCCAAGTGGGCATCAATTGAATTTGACAAAAGCACAGATCATGTTTACCGAATATGAATGGTTAGGTATTGGCGCAGTCAGGTGTGGATTTGTAAATCTTGATGGAAATTTCCATATTACTCATGTGTTTAATCATGCAAATACAATTGATAGCACATATATGACTACTGCTACACTTCCAGTTAGATATGAAATTTTTAACACTGGAGTTACAACATCTGCTTCTACTATGAAACAGATTTGCGTATCAATACAATCAAATGGCGGTTATGAGAAAAGAGTTTCCTCAGATGTAGCAAGACAAGATACATTAGTTTCAGTAGCATCCACAACTTTTATTCCTCTGGTAAGTATTCGTCTTAAATCAGGAAGAGAAGATGCAGTTATTATCCCAAATCAAATCAATGCACTGCCGGATAGTGCATCATCAGTCTATTATGAAGTTGCATTGATTAAAAACGCAACTATTTCTGGGGGTTCTTGGGTTCCCTCTTCATCTTCAAATGTAGAACAAAATACAACTGCAACTTCTATGTCTGGAGGAACTGTTGTTAGAGCAGAATACATTTCATCTGCAAATAAGGCATCAACACCTTTAAATGAAACCACAGAATATAATTGGGATTTGCAACTTGGAAGAACACAAGCAAAGGTGAGTGATACATACACTTTAGCAGTAAGAGCAATTTCGGGAAGTGGAAATTGTATTGGTTCGCTAAGTTTTTACGATTTAACATAAAATTATGGCAATCGAAGATATTCAACTTAAACAATCTGATGCTTATCTCTCTAACCCAAATTTAAAGAGAGCAAACACACCTATTCAATGGTCCGAGGAACAAATCATAGAGTTTCTCAAATGTAAAGAAGATCCAGTATATTTTGCTAGAAATTACATTAAGATTGTTTCACTGGACCATGGTCTTGTACCATTCAAAATGTATCCATTCCAGGAGAAATTGATTTCAAGATTCCACGAACATCGTTTTAATATTTGTAAGATGCCCCGGCAGACGGGTAAATCGACGACTTGTGTTTCATATTTGTTACATTATGCAGTCTTTAACGATAACGTTAATATAGCTATTTTGGCAAACAAAGCATCCACTGCCCGTGACTTGCTTCAAAGACTTCAACTTGCTTATGAAAATCTTCCTAAGTGGATGCAGCAGGGCATCTTGTCCTGGAATAAAGGTTCACTGGAGTTAGAAAATGGCTCAAAAATTATTGCTGCTTCTACTAGCGCCTCTGCGGTACGCGGTGGCTCTTACAATATTATATTCTTGGACGAATTTGCGTTTATTCCTAACCATATTGCTGACGACTTCTTCGCTTCTGTTTATCCTACTATATCTTCTGGTAAGTCAACCAAGGTAATTATTGTTTCAACACCACGTGGTATGAACCATTTCTACCGCATGTGGCACGATTCTGAACGCGGTAAGAATGAATATGTACCTACCGACGTCCACTGGTCTGAGGTCCCCGGTAGAGACGATAACTGGAAAGAACAAACAATTGCAAACACAAGTGAGCAACAGTTCAAAGTTGAATTTGAATGTGAATTTCTAGGTTCTGTAAATACTCTAATCAATCCATCAAAACTCAGAAACTTAGTATATGATGAACCAATTAAAAGAAATGCTGGTCTTGATGTATATGAGCATCCCAAGGAGGAGCATAATTATTTAATTACCGTTGATGTTGCTCGTGGAATGGGTAATGATTATTCGGCATTTATTGTTTTCGATATTACTAATTTCCCATATAGGGCAGTAGCAAAGTATAGAAATAATGAAATTAAACCAATGCTATTTCCTAGCATTATTCACGAAGTAGCAAAAGGTTACAATGATGCTTGGTTACTCGTTGAGGTTAATGATATTGGAGATCAAGTAGCAAATATCCTTCATTTTGATTTGGAGTATGATAATGTCCTAATGTGTGCAATGCGTGGTCGTGCTGGACAAATAGTTGGTTCAGGTTTTAGTGGTAAGAAATCTCAGTTAGGCGTCCGAATGACGGCAGCAGTTAAAAAACTGGGATGCTCTAACTTGAAGACTCTACTTGAGGATGATAAGATTTTAGTAAATGACTATGAAATTATTAGTGAACTTACTACCTTTGCACAAAAGCACAATTCATTTGAGGCGGAAGAGGGTTGCAATGATGACCTCGCTATGTGCCTCGTAATCTTTTCTTGGTTAGTAGCACAAGACTACTTCAAAGAAATGACGGACAATGATGTTCGCAAGAGAATTTATGAGGAACAAAAAAATCAAATAGAACAGGACATGGCACCATTTGGGTTTATTTCAGATGGCCTAGAAGAAATGGAAACATTTATAGATCATGAAACTGGTGATAGATGGATGTTTGCCACAGAATCTAATAAATTAGATAGCACAGAAATATGGAGTCTAGATGAATATGGTGATAGATCTTATATGTGGGAGTATAGATAATTCTCATATTGAATGGTAGGAATTTATAAATACTTTTAGAATAATTCTGGACTTGTAGGAGAATAAAGATGCCGCTAAATTTAGCATCTCCTGGACTTGTAGTAAGGGAAGTTGATTTAACAGCTGGAAGAGCTACTCCTTCATCAAACAAAGTTGGGGCAATTGTAGCACCTTTTGCAAAAGGACCTGTGAATGTTCCAACATTAGTAGAGAATGAAAATGGTTTACTAAAAACTTTTGGAGAATCATACTCAACAGATAAGCACTATGAGCATTGGTTAACTGCATCATCATATTTGGCTTATGGTGGTTCTCTCAGAGTAGTAAGAGCAAATGATGGGGATCTTAGAAACGGTTTTGTCGGTTCCGCATCAAGTGTTAAAATTGACAGTTTAGACCATTACAATGCATTAGGTTATGATGAAAATACTCTTGCCAATGTTACCGTCGCAGCAAGAAATCCCGGATCTTGGTCCAATGGGTTAAGAGTTGCAATCATAGACTCTAAAGTTGATCAAGTTTTAAGTGGAATTGATACCACGACAATAAATGATGCTCTAGAAAATCTCACAGTTGGGTACGGAGTAACTCAAGCAATAAGCTCTGTCATTGCTGGTGTTGGAACAACTTCACTTTTAGATGGTTATTTAAAAGGCATTATTACAGAAGTTGGAGTAAACAAAATTGGGGTAAAAGTTTTAAGTCATGTTTCTTCTGCTGGAACAGAAACTAGCGTAGATTATCAACCAGGAGGAGTTTATAGATTCTCCAGCTCAGGTTCTGTCGCAATTCATACATCTGGTGGAGCAACCTCATTTGGTTCAACTACTTATACATCTGTTGCAGACTGGTTTGATCAGCAAACAATTGGATTAACAACTGCATCATCAATTAATTGGAATACCGTTGCACAGAGACCAGGAACTTCTGCATACGCCGCAGCAAGAAATTCTAGATTTGATGAAGTTCACGTCTTGGTCATTGATTCTCTCGGAACAATAACCGGGAATGCTGGCACTATTTTAGAAAAACATCTAAATCTTTCCAAAGCATCGGATGCACAATTCTCAGCTGGTAATTCATCTTATTGGAGAAAATACTTAGCAAGTAACTCTGAATATATTTTCGGTCTTGGTTCACCAACAGGCGTTGTAACTACAGGTTATTCATCTGGTTTCAATCTTGCATCAGATACTGGTTGGGATCAAGAATCTGATGGGGTTATCTTCTCATCTGCAGGTTCTTCAACAAATGTTTTAAACGGCGGTAAAGATTACAGTGGTTCTTCTAATATAGAAACCTCAGGTTCTTTAACAGCATCTTTAGGACAACTTGCTGATGGTTATGATTTATTCGAATCTACTGATAACTACAAGGTAGATTTCTTACTCATGGGTTCAACTTCATATTCTAAGGAGTCTGCACAGGCACTGGCAAATAAACTTATTTCTGTTGCAGAATTGAGAAAAGATGCGATTGCATTTATTTCACCATATAGAGGTTCTGCACTTACAGACACTTCTGTCCAAACTTCAGCAATTGTAAATTCTTCAGATACTATCACTGAAAATGTAATTTCATTTTACTCTTCAGTTTCTTCATCATCTTATGCAGTATTTGATAGTGGTCATAAGTACATGTATGATAGATTTGCCAATACCTTTAGATATGTACCACTGAACGGTGATATCGCAGGTCTATGTGCTCGTAATGATATTAATAATTTCCCATGGTACTCACCAGCAGGAACTTCGAGAGGTTCTATTCTCAATGCAGTTAAGTTAGCATACAATCCAACAAAAACTCAGAGAGATAAACTTTATTCTAACAGAATAAACCCAGTTGTATTTTCTCCAGGTGCTGGTATTATTTTATTTGGCGACAAAACTGGTTTTGCTAAAGCATCTGCATTTGATCGTATCAATGTTCGCCGCCTCTTTGTTTATCTTGAAGATGCAATTTCAAGAGCAGCAAAAGATGCACTATTTGAATTTAATGATGAGATTACAAGAACAAACTTTGTAAATACTATTGAACCATTCCTTCGTGATGTTCAAGCCAAGAGAGGAATTTTTGATTACGTTGTGGTGTGCGATGAGACTAATAATACTGCTTCAGTGATAGATAATAATGAATTTGTTGCCGACATTTATATTAAACCAGCAAGATCAATCAACTTCATTGGACTAAACTTTATCGCCACTAAGACTGGTGTTTCTTTTGAAGAAGTAATCGGTAACTTTTAATTTAGAGGTTTAAAAAACTATGGCAACTAGAACCCAACTTAACACAATTCCTTTAAGGAAGATTACAGATTTTAAGAGCAAACTATCAGGTGGTGGAACGAGAAGTAACTTATTTGAAGTTGAACTTGCGTTTCCAGCAGCAATCGGGGTAGATTCAAATACGCTCGATAAATCAAGATTTCTTGTTAAAGCAGCTGCTCTTCCAGCATCAAATGTATCTCCAGTTGAAGTAGCATTTAGAGGAAGAACTCTTAAGCTAGCAGGTGATCGTACATTTGAAACTTGGACAATCACGGTAATTAACGACACTGATTTTGCAATTCGCTCTGCATTTGAAAAGTGGAGTAATTATATGAATCGTTTATCGGATAACACCGGTACAACTGATCCAACACAATATCAGGCAGATGCATTTGTTTATCAATTAAATCGTGATGGAAGTATCTTAAGAGCATATCATTTTTATGATACTTTCCCAACTAGTGTTGGTATGATCAATCTTTCCTACGAAACAGACTCAATTCAAGAGTTTACTGTAGAAATGCAGGTTCATTGGTGGGAAGCTATTAAAGGAACTTCTCCTGCCGCTGGCGGAGAAGATATCAACTAAATAGTAGATAATAGTTTTAAATTTATAAAATGGCGAAACTTTTTGGTTTTTCGATTGAGGATAAAGAAGAAAGATCTAAATCTATAGTTTCCCCCGTCCCACAAACAGATGAGGACGGGGTTGATTATTTTATTCAGTCTGGTTTTTACGGTCAATATGTAGATATTGAGGGTGTTTATCGGACTGAATTTGATTTAATGCGTCGTTATAGAGAAATGGCACTTCATCCAGAATGTGATGCTGCCATTGAAGATGTTGTAAACGAAGCTTTAGTTAGCGACTTATATGATTCTCCAGTAGAAATAGAATTATCTAATTTAAATGCAAGTGATAAATTAAAGCAAATAATCCGAGATGAGTTTAAGACTATCAAAGAAATGATGGACTTTGATAGAAAGTGTCATGAAATTTTTAGAAATTGGTATGTTGATGGTAGACTTTATTATCTAAAAGTTATTGATGTCAAAAAACCTCAGGAAGGTATCAAGGAACTTAGATATATTGACCCAATGAAAATGAAGCACGTTCGCCAAGAAGTAAAGCAGAACGGCAAAAATAATGAGACAATCGTAAGCAGATTAACTGCTAATGCAAATCTCACAAACACGGAACTTGGTTACAGTGATATTGAAGAGTATTTCATATACTCACCGACACCAAACTACCCGATGGGTTCTTTAAGTGGTGCATCAAAGGGTTCTATTAAAATTTCAAAGGATTCAATCACTTATTGCACATCAGGTTTAGTAGATAGAAATAAAGGAACAGTTCTTTCATATCTCCATAAGGCAATTAAAGCACTCAATCAATTGAGAATGATTGAGGATTCTCTCGTAATTTATAGACTATCTCGTGCGCCTGAGCGCAGAATTTTCTATATTGATGTCGGCAATCTTCCCAAAGTAAAAGCAGAGCAATACCTCAAAGAGGTTATGTCTCGTTATAGAAATAAACTAGTCTATGATGCAAACACTGGCGAAGTTCGTGATGATCGCAAGTTCATGAGTATGCTTGAAGATTTTTGGTTACCTAGAAGAGAAGGTGGCAGGGGAACTGAAATTACAACTCTTCCTGGTGGTCAAAATCTTGGCGAACTTGCCGATATTGAATATTTCCAGAAAAAACTTTACAGAGCACTGGGTGTTCCAGAATCTAGAATTGCTGGAGGTGGAGATGGATTTAATCTTGGTCGTTCTTCTGAAATTTTAAGAGATGAACTTAAGTTTTCTAAGTTTGTTG